CAATAGATATTTTTTCATACAAGTTATCATATTCTTTTGCTATTACTTGAGGAAGATTATCTTTTTTTGCTTTTAATAAAGCATATTTTATATGCTCTAATTCTTTTAAATTAATTTCCATATTTTCCTTTTTTTGTTTTTAATTGATGTATCTGGGGATATAACTGATATACCCCCAGATAATAAAGATTAATCTAAAATATCTTCGTATTCCCAATCCTCTAATGATTGATCGCTTTGAACATCTTTAGTATTACCCTGTAATATTTTGTCCAATGCTTCCTCATCATCTTTAGCATTAACATAAAATGTTTTTTGCACATTGTATTGTAGTGTTATTCTTCTCATATTTTCCTTTCTATATTTTTTGAGCTATGTATTGAAACACCGCATAACTATTTGAAGTTCCATGACTTATTTTTTTTTGATAAATTATTACTTCTTTATGTGATGCTAATTTTAAAAACAAACTAGCAATTTTGCCTACCTCATAACTCCTTGACCTATCAACTGCCAAATATCCTTGATGATAAATTATTTTTTCATAAGGTTTACAAGTTTGCAACCACTCTTCACATTTATTTAGTGTTATCATTTTTTTTAATCTCCTTTTTAGTTTCAAATTTACCATTTAAAAAATCATTCATTAATTTATTTTGAATAAATTTTTTAACTTGATTGTTTTTCTTTTTATTTCCCATACCCATAACAATTAAATTGTTATCAAGCCAATTGTCTTTTTTGTTTTTCATGTTTTCCTTTTTTGCTATTGCTATATTTTTTTGAGTTTCTTTTATTAAATTAATAACTCGACCACTCAAAAAATCTTGTTTGTTTATTACAATTCCTCTATTTTTTTTGCACATAATTTAACTAGCTGTTGCCAATCTTTTAAAATTGTATTTTTAATTGCCGGATCAGTACATTCATTATATTTTTTGTTTAACTCACTTAATTTAGGCATCATAGATTGTATATACTGATCTATTTCTTTTTTCTTTTGCTCTTTAACTGCTTTATGTATTTTAGCTTTGTTTTTTTCATGAACTAAAATTATTTCCGGTAATGTTTGATCAACCATTATTCCCCCTATTAGATTGTTATTATTGTTATTATTATTAATAATAAAACTGCAACACAGCAATAAAAATTAACGCTAGTCATTTATTCCTCGCTTTCTATTTTTTTAATTTCATAATCTTGTAATCTAATTCCAAACTCTTCTAAAAAAAATTGTTTTACTTTTTTAATATATTCATCTTTAGAAGTAGCTTCAAAATTATTTCCGCTAAATTTTAAATCTATTTCACAGGTATATTCTTTAATCATTATTCCTCACTTTTTTTTTGTTTTAAATTATATTCTATTTTTTTTATTGCTTTTTTAAACTGCCTTAATGTCGCATATCTTCCACTAATAGCATAATGAACTCTATCAAAGAACGGATGCAAGTCTAAATCCGCTTTAAAATTAATACGCTTAGACCACTTATTGATTAAGTCTGTATATCTACTATGCCATGTTTTCATTATTCCCCCTTCTTTTTTTTTCTTAAATTTATTAATTCAATTGCCATATCAATATTTAGTTTTAACAATTTTTTAATTTGTTTATTGGTTGATCTAACATAATGATCAATATGCATATTCCCTATTGATATTATTTTATTTTTACTTTCCGAAAAATATTTAATATTTTTTAAATTTTTTTCAGTATCCTTTGCAATTGATCTGTTATCAATTATGCTTTGTATTTTTATTATTTCGTTAAGTGTCATTGTTTTTTTTTCTCCTATTATTTATTATTAATTAATTACAAATCCAGATTGATCAGTTTTAGCCAATCCTTTAGCTTTTAAACCTACAATAACATTTTTAGGGTCTGTAAATCTTAAATCATGCTCATCTCCATTGACTACTTTATAACCTTTAAAAGTTTCTGGAAGTTCATTTCTAAAAACTACGGCAACATTTCCGCCATTACTTAAAACTTCTCCACACTCAATATGATTTGATTCATTCATGCTAAATGTTAAGTGGTAATTTTTAGGCATTAAACCTTTAGCGTGTTTTATTGCTCTCTTTTTAATCTTAGTGTAATCATAAAATTGAACCCTTGGAAATATCTCAAAAATTTTGTGAATTTCCCAAGGTATATCCGAAGTAGTATTCAATCTAACAACCGGAATAAAACCATTTTTAAAACAATATAATTCATGGTTAGTTATTTCTTTAATTAATTTTGCTATAAATTTTGCTCGATCTCTAAAATAAAATCTAGTTCTATTTACTCTTCCTAATGTTTTTTGTGGCATAAATACCGGATTGCCTGCTGTATGCAAACAAGCTTTAGCACATCCACTTGATGCACTCGAGCAAGTATTGAAACCGCTTATTTTATACGGTGCTAAGTTTAATCTAAGTATCCAATATTTTTTTAAACTTTCAATTTTAAGATTTTTATCTGTTTTAGGATTGCCACTTCTAAAGCATAATTTAGCCGGTTCATCATATTTAAATATATTTGTTTCCATTTTGTTTATTCTCCTATTTTTTTTAAATTAATATTATATATCCTATTAAGTTATAATATGTCAGATTGTCGCACTTAAATAATCAATTGTATATTTAAAACCACCGCAAAAGAAATAAAGCATTAACAAGCCAAATATTAAATAATCTAAAAAGTTAAGTATTTTTTTAATCATTGCCGTATAACCATTTTTTGTTTTTTGATATTTCATCTTCTAATTTTTTATAATCTTGATCGGTCATTTGATCTTCATACTTATAAATATCATTATAAGTTTTAACAGATTGATCAAATGGTGGATATTTAACTTGTATTAGTTTTCTTTCTTTGCTCATGTTTAATCTTCCTATTGTTGTTTATAAATTGAATATATCCTTTAAGGCTATATTGTAAATGGTTAATAATGTCGCACCATGAATTAAAGTAATTAAGGTTTAAATAGTAATAAGGGTTGAAAGTAATTAGGGTTTAAATAGTTTAAAATGATCGTATCCAATTACAGACATCAACAAAATTTTTTTACACGACTACAATAACGGATAAGTAAGTATTGTTGACCTATCTATTTATAAAGGTTTTTTGTTATTACTATTAATAATCATAAGTTAGCACTACCCATTTAAAGATATATTTTATCTAGAAAGTTAGATTGATTCTAAATAGCAATTACCCCATAGCACCCAAATTATGCTGTCGGTTTCTTATATATATATACATGGGAATTTCACACACCCATACACATAGACACCCACAAACAACCCTGCACCCTTTTATTAACACAATTGCAAATTTTATTTTTTTTATTGTTTAAAAACCTTTTTCTACTAAATGTAGTATATGGATGTACTTGATACCGAAGATTTAGATTGTATTGCTTATGTAGATGAAAAAACTAATACAGTTATAATTAAATTCTTTGGAATACCTAATCCAGAGTCTGCTCAGTTGTTTACTAATTATGTTATGCTAACTTTAGGTATAGATTATAAGGAACTAAACAATGTTAATTCATCAAAGATGATACATTAGAATGAATATTAAAATACCTTATACACCAAGAAAACATCAATCATATCTACACCAGCAAATATCTAAATATAGATGGAGTGTGCTGGTCTGCCACCGAAGGTTTGGCAAGACAGTATGCATGATTAATCATTTGATTAGATCAGCATTATTGACTAAATTAAAAAATCCTAGGTTTGCTTACATTGCTCCTACATTCAAACAAGCAAAAAGTATTGCCTGGGATTACATGAAACAGTTCACAGCAAAGATTCCTAATACAAAATTTAATGAAACTGAGCTTAGAGTTGATTTACCTAATGGTTCAAGAATAACATTACTTGGAGCAGAAAATTCAGATGGGTTAAGAGGTATATATCTGGATGGATGTGTCATAGATGAATACGCTAATGTTAATGATAAATTGTTTCCAGAAATAATTAGACCGGCTCTATCAGATCGTAAAGGGTATTGTGTCTTTATAGGTACACCTGCCGGAATGAATAATAACTTCTATGATTTATATCAACACGCAAATGGTGCAGAAGATTGGTTTAACTACAAAGCAAAAGCATCAGAGACTAAGATTGTAGATGAAGAAGAGTTAATTAAAGCAAAAGAAGTTATGGGTGAAAAGAAGTACCTACAAGAATTTGAGTGTGATTGGATTGCCAACATTGAAGGTGCAATCTATAATGATGAACTTGCCAAGATTGAAGATAAAAATCAATTATCTAGAGTTCCCTACGATCCCACTTTGCCTGTCTCTACTGCATGGGATCTCGGTGTTGCAGACCACAGTAGTATTATATTCTTTCAACAGAAAGGAACAGCAATACAGATAATAGATTACCATGAAGAGAGAGGTCATGGCTTACCCCACTATATTCAAATATTAAACGAAAAACCTTA